CGCGTTGAGTCAGAAGCTCGAAGAGCTCCCGCCGCCACTTGCCGTTGCCGTGATGAAGGACTGGCTCGCTGCGCAAGCGTTCGCGCGCTGGTTCGAGAGCCCGCGGAACCTTTGGCCGCTTGCGCGTATACCCGACGCGGATGCGCGCGCCATCGGCAGCCAAAAGACCATTGCAAAGCTGTCCGCTGAAACCGCCGCAAAGCAACTGCGAACGCATCCGGAGCTGGCCCCGCGTGAGTACGTCGCTGCGCAAGACGTGATCGACCACGCGACCGGCAAGGCACAGGACGGAGCACGCGCGATGATCTACGTGCGCGAGCTGTCGGACGCCGCTACGGGTGGGCACGTACTGGTAGTGAAGGCGACGCTGACCGGCGAGGAGTTGTTCATCACCAGCTTCCGCCGCTTGAGTCGCGATCAGGCGACGCGCGACCGCGAGGTACGACGACTGCTCGGAAAAGGTGGCGGATGATGGGGCCTCCCACCCGGTTGCCCGGAAACCCCACATGGCACTCCGGCGTCGAAACGCCGTGTTACGGCCGGGAGAATCTCACCGTGTCGCATCCGCCAGCCAAGGCAGCGTACCACCGCTGGAGGCATGCCGCATGATCCGCGTCGAAATCGAATCCGCCGACGTGCAGGCCGCGTTCACGCGCCTGCGCCAGCAGCTCACCAGCATGCGCCCGTTGATGCAGGATCTCGGCGAGCATCTGAGCGAAACGACCAAGCGGAGATTTGACACCTCCACGGCACCCGATGGATCGAGGTGGGCGCCGAACGCCGAGACCACCTACATTCGCTACCTCGGCCGCTTCAACAGCGGCTTCGGCAAGGCCGGCCGGCTCAACGCCACGGGCGTCCGCCGCGCGGTCGCCAAGAAACCGCTGATCGGCGAGACGCGCTCGCTATCCACCACCATTCACTACCTCGCCGGCAGCGATTTCGTCGAGATCGGCAGCCCGATGGTCTACGCCGCCGTGCAGCAGTTCGGCGCGAAGGCGCGCAGCTTCACCGGCGGCCATAGCCCGTGGGGCGACATCCCGGCACGCCCGTTCCTCGGCCTCTCCGGCGAAGACCGCCAGTTCATCGGCGAAGCGGTCTCCGGCTACCTCGAAGACGCCGTCGATGGCCCCTGAACCCGCCTTCCAGCCCCGACCGCCTGTGCGGCGTTCTGCGGCGATCCGACCCCCGAGGCGCGGCCCCCGCCCCGGTACAGGGGCGCGCGGGGTTGTTAAAGGGGTTTTGAAGGCGTTTAAATGCAGGTGCGTGCAAGGGAGGCGACGCATCATGACGGAATATGTGGATGGTGCCGACGGATGGCGGCAAGAAGTGGTTGGCTCGTGGAGCCTCGAAAAGCACCACTTGCTGAGAGGTTATGTACAGGCGTCACGGGCAGCCCGAGTAAAGATGGGTGGTACGCCATGTCTGATCGATTTGTACTGCGGTCCGGGAAGAATACGGGTCAGGGATGGTGGCGAGAGTGCCGGCGGCGCGGTCGTCGCATACCAAGCGTCGATTACCGAACCTAAGCCGGTCCGCCCATTTGATCAGGTCTTCATCGCCGATCTGGACGCGGAGAACGTGGCGGCATGCCGCGCGCGTCTGACTGCTGTGACGGAGGCGACCGTTCACTGTGCCGTCGGCCCGGCGGAGGAAACGGTCAAGGAAATTGCGTGCAAGCTTCCGAGGCGAGGCATTCACATCGCCTACTTGGACCCGTACGCCTTGTTCGCTTTGCCAATCTCGGTGTTGCGCGCCCTCGCAGCCGTGCCGAACGTGGATCTCGTTGTCCATTTCGCCGCAGCCGACATGTCACGCAACCTTCAACGGCCGGACTTGTGGGACCGTTTTGACGCGGTCGCGCCGGGATGGCGCGCTGTCATCCCTGCGCTCAGCGCGAAAGGCGAGTTACGCAGACGCTTCTTCGGCCACTGGGTCTCGCTGCTTGAGCAAGTCGGCTACCATGTCGCAGAAAAGGCTTTCCCCGTCCGCAACTCGCGGCAGAGGGAGATTTATCGCTTGGTGTTGGCGTCCAAGCATCCATTGGGCGCAAGCATCTGGAACAGCCTCAAAGACGCCAACCCGCAGACGGGTTTCTGGTGAAGCATGGCGAACAACTCGCGCATCGAATGGACCGAAGCTACGTGGAATCCCGTCGTGGGTTGCACGAAGGTGTCGGCCGGCTGCAAGCACTGCTACGCCGAAGTGATGGCGCGCAGGCTGCAGGCAATGGGCGCACCCGGCTATGAGCTTGGCTTCCGCAAGATTCGACTGCGACCCGAGAAGCTCGACGAGCCGCTTCGCCGAACGAAACCAACGGTCTACTTCGTCAACTCGATGAGCGACCTGTTCCATCCGCACGTGCCGGAGTGGTTCATCGACCAGGTGTTTGCCACGATGCGCGCGGCTACACGGCATACGTTTCAGGTGCTGACGAAGCGACCCGAGCGCATGGCGGAGTATCTGGGCCGCCGCCGCGTTCCCGATCACGTCTGGCTCGGTACCACCGTGGAGAACCGTCGCCACGGTGTGCCACGTATCGACCATCTGCGAAAGACTCGCGCGCAGACGCGATTCCTGTCGATCGAGCCGCTCCTCGAAGACATCGGGAAGGTTAACCTTCGCGGCATCGCATGGGTGATCGTGGGCGGTGAGTCCGGCATCGGCGCGAGACCGATGAAGCCCGAATGGGCGCGCAACGTGCAGCAGCAATGTGAGTCGGCTGGTGTTTCGTTCTTCTTCAAGCAGTGGGGCGCGCATGGTGAAGACGGCGTGCGACGATCGAAGAAGCGCAACGGTCGTTTGCTCGACGGCCAGCAATGGGATGAGATGCCTGTGCTCGCCGATGTATGACGTGGGAGTTGAACGGCGATACGAGACCAACACCGTGTGAGGAAACTCGATGGCTACGATGTGGTTTGCAAGGGATGGGCGACGGCCGGAGTCGCAAAGCAGTCCGGGCACAACGCTCTCGATGGCGGAAGTGCATGCCGTATTCGGAAAGAGTGACCTCCGCTACTGCGGCACGGAAGCGCCAAGCATCAATCCCGAAAAGCCATCGCACTCGGAGCGTAACGTCGTGCTGGAGACCGAGGCCGAAGACGGAGTGAGTGACCTTCTTCCGCAGGCAGGCTTCTATTACGTGGTTGGCCTCTCGCCCAACGATGCGAAAGAACGACTGGCCGCGTACCGCAGCGCGCAAGCGCACCACTAACCCGCCTTAATCCCCCGCACCCCAAGCCCGCCACCACCATCGGCGGGCATGAAGCGAACGACTTCGCATCCATCCCTGCGCGTGCGCCCGGCAGAGTGCCGGGCCATGCCGTTTCGCACTTTCCCATTTGCGCGTTGCACGTCCGCCGTTGCGGACGTTGCGCTGGCCGCGTGCGCGTTCGCGCTGCCGCCGCCGGGGGCCGGCAACGTCATCGAAATCCAGCTCACGCCCGCCGGCGAGTTCCAGCCGAGCGACGGGCGCAAGATGAAGGTGCCTGCGTGGCGCATCGACGCCGGCATCGCGGCGCGTGCAATCGCCGCCACCAATGCGCGCAAAACGCGGCCGGTCGTCGACTACGAGCACCAGACGCTGCTGAAGGAAGAGAACGGCCAGCCCGCGCCGGCGGCCGGGTTCATCACGAACCTTGCCTGGCGTGAAGGCCAGGGGCTCTTCGCCACCGTCGAACTGACCGAGCGCGCCACGCAGTACGTCCGCGATGGCGAGTACCGCTATGTCTCGCCCGTATTCACCTATCACCCACGCACCGGCGATGTGCTCGACATCCGCATGGCTGCGCTCACCAACACCCCGGCGATCGACGGCATGGAGCCTCTTGCGCTCCGCGCCGCGGCGTCGTTCGGCCTGACCCTCGAAGAGGACGCACCCATGAACAAGCTGCTCACCGCCATCGTCGCTGCGCTCGCGCTCGACGCCACCGCCACCGAAGACCAGGCCATCGCCGCACTGAACGCCGCGAAGACCAAGCTCGATGGATACGACGGCTTTCTCGGAAAGCTCGGTCTGGGCAAAGACGCCAAGCCGGAAGAAGCCGTCGTTGCGCTCTCCGCGCGCCTGGACGAATCCGCGCGCCTGCGCGCCGCGCTCGGCATCGAGTCCGGTGCCACGCTCGATGCGGCCGTAGCCGCGTGCACCGCGCTCAAGACGAAGGCGGACACGACCGGCACGCCCGATCCGGCGAAGTACGTCTCCGTCGACGCGTTCGAATCGGTGAAGACCGAGCTCGCAGCCCTCACGGCCAAGCATCGCGATGCGGAAGTCGCTGGCCTGGTCGACGCCGGCCTCGGCGATGGACGCCTGCTCGCGGCGCAGAAGGACTGGGCGATCGAACTCGGCAAGAAGGATGTGGCCGCGCTGACCGCGTACCTCGAATCCGCGCAGCCGATTGCCGCACTGCGCGGCACGCAGACGCGCGGCGCGCCGCCGGCGAACACGCCGAACGAGCAAGGCCTCAGTGCCGACGAGCTCGCCGTGTGCAACGCCACCGGCATCGATCCCAAGGACTTCGCGAAAGCGAAGGCCGCCTGAGCCGCGGCTCGCATTCCCAGGGCTACCAGGAGTCATCCATGACGGCTACTACCGTTGAACGCAACACCCCGCGCCGCGCTGCCGCCGAGCTGTCTTTCCCGGCAGCGGTCGCGAAGATCCTCGCCGGCACGATCGTCGTGTTGAACGCCTCCGGCTTCGCCGAGCCCGGCGCTACCGCCACAGGCAAGAAGTGCGTCGGCGTGGCGGACGCCACGGTCGACAACACGGGCGGCAGCGCCGGCGACCTCGAAGTGCCGATCAAGCGCGGCACGTTCCTGTTCGAGAACTCGGCCACCACCGACGAGATCACCGACGCCGACTACGGCGCCGATTGCTACGTCGTCGACAACCAGACCGTGGCCAAGACCGACGGCACGAACACGCGCTCGATCGCCGGCAAGGTTCGCGGCGTCGACGCCGCGAGCGGCCGCGTCTGGGTCGAATTCTGATCCGGGGCAATCCCCGAACCATCGATCACTCACGGAGACCCCGATGATCATCAATGAAGGCAACCTCAAGACCCTGTTCGTCGCGTTCAAGGCGGCGTTCCAGGGCGTGCTCGCCCAGGCGGTGTCGCAATACGCGACGATCGCGACCACGGTGCCGTCGACGACCGGCAGCGAGGAATACGGCTGGCTCGGCTCGTTCCCCAACGTGCGCGAGTGGCTCGGCGATCGCGTCGTAAACAGCGCTAAGTCGCACGGCTACACGATCAAGAACAAGTCCTTCGAACTGACCGTCGGCGTGCCGCGCCCGGCGATCGAAGACGACCAGTACGGCGTCTACACGCCGATGATGGCCGAGATGGGCCGCTCGATGGCCGCGCATCCGGACCAGCTCGTGTTCGGTGCACTGAAAGACGGCACGGCACAGCTCTGCTACGACGGACAGTACTTCTTCGATACCGATCATCCGGTGCTCGATGACGGCGGCGTGGTGCAATCGCAGGCGAACTGGGACAACAACGGCGGCTCTGGTACCGCGTGGTACCTGCTCGATTGCTCGCGCTCGCTCAAGCCGATCATCTTCCAGCAGCGCAAGGCACCGAACTTCGTCGCGAAGACGTCGGAGACCGACGGCAACGTCTTCCACGCCAATGAGTTCATCTACGGCTCCGACAGCCGCTGCAACGTCGGCTACGGTTTCTGGCAGCTGGCCTATGGCAGCCGCAAGACGCTCGACGAAGCGGGGCTGATCGCGGCCTACACGGCGATGTGCGAGCGCAAGGGCGACTACGGCAGACCGCTCGGCATCAAGCCGACGCACCTGGTCGTGCCGCCGGGCCTCGAGATCGCTGCTCGCAAGCTGGTCAACGCGACCACGCTGGCCAACGGCGCGGACAACGTGCTGAAGGGCCTCGTCGAGGTCGTCTCCGTGTCCTGGCTGGCCTGACGAAATAACCCACCGTGCCGACTCCGACCGGCGGGAGGTGAGCCTCCCG